AGAGATCGACAAGTCTCGAAGCACCTCCCCCTCTGGAAACAATGGCACCGGCGCGTACATCGCCAACATATCGGACTACCAATGAGCGACCCCTACTTCGCCGAGGACGACGAGTTCGGCCTCCTGGGCGCCTGCCTATCCGGTGGCTCGGATGTCTGTTACGAGGTGTTCTCAAGGATCACCACCGAGGCTATCCAGAACGACAGCCTGCGCCAGATCTACGAGGTGACCAAAGGCCTGGTCGCCAAGACGGAGCCGGTCAACCTCCAGAGCCTGGTCAAGGAATGGAAACGCTCGATGCCTGGGACTCCGGTGCCTTTCGATGTGCTGAACCGCTGCGACGAGATATGCGCCAGCCCGTCCAACCATCCCGAGTTCTCCAAGGCTGTCCTCGAGGCCCATCACCGCCGGCAGTTACGCTTTGCCGGAGACCGTCTGATTCGCGACTCCGCTGTCTCCACCCTGTCTGTGGATCAAATCGTCGCCAATGCCGAAGCAGGGCTCACCGTCGAGGCATCCAAGGAAGAGGTGCAACCCTGCAAGTCGGTAGTGAGTCGGTTTATCGACTCTACCCAGGAGCGATTTGCCAGGAAGGGCCACCTGTCCGGCATCACCTCCGGCTTCCGGCGCCTGGACGCAATGACCGACGGCTTCCAGTTCGGCGAGCTGGCCATCATTGCGGCCAGGCCAAGCATCGGAAAGACCGCCATAGCCATCGCAATAGCCCGGGCAGCAGCCATCGAGCACCGGGTGCCGACCCTGTTTATATCGCTGGAGATGTCCGACGAGTCTATCGTTCGCCGAATGGTCTCGACCGTAGGATCCATTCCAATGCAGGACATCAAGACCGGCGACCTGGATGAAGGCGGAATGAAGGCTATGGCCAGCGCTTCCGCTAAGGTGGCCGGCAGCCCGATCTACTTCGTGTCCGGTTCCGGTGTGTCCGGCATCGCCACCATCACCGCGGTGATCCGCCGGGCTGTTAGGAAGTGGGGCGTCAAGCTCGTCCTAATCGACTACCTCCAGAAGATCCACGGGAGCAAGGCGGCCGAAAAGAAAACCTATGAGATCGCCGAGGTATCCGGTCGACTCAAGGCCATTGCTTCCGACACCAAGACCGCGGTGGTCGCCCTGGCCCAGCTCAACCGGGAGAACGAGAAGGACAAAGGCCGGGTGCCTAGACTCACCGACCTGGCCGACTCAGGACAGATAGAACGTGACGCCGACCTGGTGCTGCTGCTCAACCGGGAGCGCAACCAAGCCAACGGCGAGGCCATCATCGCTGTCGCCAAACAACGAGACGGCGAGTGTGGCCTCGTGCCTCTGTGGTACGAAGGCCAGTTCTGCCGGTTCACCGACCCATCACCATCCTTCCAATGAAAATACCCTACGACCTCGACCGCATCAAACTCCTGCACGAAGCCAAAGACCTGGTCGCTAAGGCAGTCCAGCGTGGCTGGATGTCCTACCCGCACTCGGTAAAGCTAAGCGCCCTAGGCACGCCCATCGTCGTGACCGAGGACCAGGAGCCCGACTACTACGAGATCACCGCCACCGCCCAGGATGCCGACGTGTGTCGCAAGGCCTACGACTTGCGCGAGCGTAACCTTAGCCTCGACGATGTGGCCAAGGCGTGCGGTGTTGCCCGTGGTTCGGTGGCTTACATCATTGCGAAAGGCCATGAGATGTATTTAAGGCAGCAAAGGATAGAGCATAGTACAATAGACACCTCTGTTAAACCTGCAAATATGTAAGGAATCTTTTGCCATATCTCCAATAACAGGTGAACGCGAGACCCCTATCAATTTCTGTGATCAAGCACAAAACACAATATCTATGCAAAACAATCACATTCAGTTTCTTGTGGATCAATACGGTCTGATAAACGTGGCATGGTTTATCCGGCTAATGAAACGTGGCACCACACCGGAACAAATTGTCGGCTATTGCGTGCCCAACTCGCAAGACAGCCGGCGCGACGGCGTTTTCAGGGCTTTGCAGTACGCTGGTGACGTGCCCGACTCGATGCTGCCTCCTGAAATCCTGGGAGCCTTAAAGCCATGACCCAGCGGGAATACGCCAAGCACGCCGGTGTTTCGCATGGCTACGTCACACAACTGGCTGCCAAGGGAATGCCTATGCATAGTCCCGAGGTCGCCGATGCCTGGCGCAAGAAAAACATCCGGTCAAAGTCGACGACTCAACACATACAATCGCCACCAATACCAGACGCCCCTACAATCGAACAGGAAGGCCCCTACAGGCCCATTGAAGCCGAGACCCCTCTCAACACCGCAACAGCCGCCACCGACTCGCCAGAAGGCGCTTACGAAAGGCAGCGGCAAATCGAGCGTGCGGCCTATGACCTGGCTGTCGATGCCCTCCGCGGTGGTAGAGCAGACGCCGGCCGGCTGGTGGCCATCCATGCCGCGGCAGCCAAGAACCTCACGAGCGCCAGGGACGAGGTGATTACCCAGGCCGAGAAGGAACGTCGCCTGGTCTCCGGCGACTGGGTCCGCCGGGTGATGCAGGAGCATGACGGCGCCGTGGCCTCGCTGATCAAGGCCATGCCTAAGCAACTCTCCGGCCGGATAGCACCGCATGACCCCGAGCACGCCGAGCGCGAGCTGACCCGGTGGGTCCAGGAGGTAGCGCTCAAGACACTACACAACACCGACCCATGGAAATCCTAACCGACCTCCAGCGTTCCCTCCTGGACTACCGCCGCAACCTCTACCGACCGACACCGATGCAGACCGTGGTCGACTGGGCCGAGGCATCGCTCCGGCTGACCCAACGGCAGACCGAGCACCCAGGGCCCTTCTCGACCTCGGTACGGCCGTATACCCGGGAGCCCATGGAATGTTGGAAAGACCCGACGGTCTACGAGGTGACCCTCTGCTGGGGATCGCAGACCAGCAAGACGACCACCCTAATGGCCGGCCTGGCCTGGCTAATCGCCAACGAGCCGAGCCCGGCCTTGTGGCTGATGCCTACCGAGTCCTTGGCCAGGTCATTCTCGAAGTCACGCTGGCTGCCCATGCTCGAGGACAGCCCGGCCATGCTCGAGTGTTACCCGGCCGAGGCCGACAAGATCACCAACCTCGAGCAGAACTTCACCAGGTCGACCCTGACTTTCGTAGGATCCAACAGCCCGGCCAACCTAGCCAGCCGCCCGGTTCGGGTGCTAATCGCCGACGAGGTGGACAAATTCGCCGAAGCCACAGCCCGGGAGGCCGACGCCCTCGACCTGGCCGAGCAGAGACTCAAGAGCTTCAGCAGCTCCAAGGCCTTTATGACCTCAACGCCCACCGTGGTCGAAGGCCGGATCTGGCAGCGCTTCCTCCGCGGTGACCAGCGCCGCTACTACCTGCCTTGCCCACACTGCCGGGAGTACATCAAGCTCGAATGGCGGCAGGTGACCTGGGACGACGCCAAAGCCGAGGACGGCAAGCACGACCTGGGCAAGATCCGAGCCTCGGCTCACTACGTCTGCCAGTTGTGCCAGGGCAAAATCACCGACTCTCACAAGGTGGCAGCCCTTCGACATGGCCAATGGCGCCCAGAGAACCCAAACGCCATGCCTGGTGTGCGGTCCTACCACCTCAGCAGCCTCTATAGCCCCGACCGCAAATGCACCTGGGGATATCTGGCAGTGTCGTTCCTCGAGGCCAAGGCATCGATGGCCGGCCTCCAAGGCTTCGTTAACGGCAACCTGGCCGAGCCCTGGGAGCAGCAGGACGTGCAGCAGGAGCGCACCGAGACCGCGGCTACCGTGACTGTCGATGGCGGCCGGCGCTACCTGACCGCCGACGTCCAGGCCGTGGCGCCCTTCCTCTGGTGGGTGTGCCGAGAGTGGAAAGACGGCAACTCTACCCTGATTGCTGCCGGCCATGCCGATGACTTCGCAGCCCTACGACGGGTGCAGGTGGCCCTCGAGGTCCATGACATGGATGTCGGCATCGACAGCGGCTTCAACACGCAGACGGTTTACGACGCCTGTGCCTCCTATTCCTCGGTGACATCCAACCCGATCAACTTCCCTTGTGGGCTCCGATACCCTCCAGAGGGCGGCCTCCGCAAGCCCATGGTGATCGGCTGGATGCCGCTCAAAGGCCGAGAGACCGGCGCCCGGTTCACAGCAGCCACCGGGGCGGTGCATCCGTTCGGCCTGTCGACATCATCCTCGATGAGGACCGACGTGGTGCAGCCCCTCCTGGTGTTCGACACCGAGCACCTCCGAGATATGTTGAGCCGCCTGCGAAAAGGCGACATCGACCGAGAATGGGGCGTCCATCAGGATCCGCCCAGCGTCCAGGCCGAAGGTGCCTACATTGCCGAGCCCGACCTGTACTGGCGCCACCTGGACTCTCACGTCCTACGACCCCAAGCCAACCGCGCCGGCCGCATCAAGCACGTCTGGGTTAAGCGAAATCAGAAATGGCCGGACCATCTTCACGACTGCGAAATCATGCAGCTCGCCATGGTGATGCTTTGGAATGATCTGGTCACGTCAAGCGAGTCAATAGCCAGCTAACCTATTGAAGTCACCCTGGGATCGGTGAAGATCCGCCCGAGGTGTTCACGTTTACCGTAGCCATCAAGAGGGCCTATCTCCGCAGTGTCTATGCGACACTGGGCGGTGTGACGCTCCTGGCTGCCCTGGCTGCTAAGTCTATCGCCGCGGCCACAGTAATCGAGTCCGGCCAGGTGGTCCGGTCGACCTCATCCTCCGATGTCTCGGTAGAGTTTGCCGAGCCCGGCAAAGGTGCCCCCACACCATCCGAGATGGTCGAGATGTGGGAAAGCCTGGTCGATGACTACGACCTGGCTGTCGATTACCTCGAGCAGGACGGCAACCTTACGCCCACCGACGCCCAGATCTACACCAAGATGGTGACCGTGGTTCTGGTTGCAGCCACCAGTTTCGGCGGTGACTTTTCAAACTTCCGCCGTGAGGCAAGCTATCGAGGCATGAGTTGATGGGATTCCTCGACACCATCATTCAGAAGTTCCGGTCGGCACCTGTCGACCGCTACGAGGGCGCGTCCAACTCGATCCGCCGGTCCTTCCTGGACACCAGCTACACCTCGGTGCGGTTCGATGTGACTGCCTCTACCCGGCAGCAGATCGTCCGAAAGAGCCGATTCTTCGAGCAGAACAACGCGGTGATGAATCGCCTCGGTGACCTGTTTGAGAACTACACCGTCGGCAGCAACTTCTCAGTCCAACCGGCTTCCTCGAATCCCGACTGGAATCTCCGAGCTAAGAAATGGTGGGACACCTGGAGCCGCTACCCTGACATCGGATCCCGGCAATCTTTTGGCACCCTGATGAGCCTGGCTGCCCGTGGATGGTTCTACGACGGGGAATCCTTTATCCTCCTGACCAAGGGCGAGACCGGCCGGCCCCGCCTGCAGCTAATCGAGCCGCAGCAGGTCTCCACTCCCGCTGGCCAGGAGGGCCTTCCCGATGTGTTCGATGGCGTCCGGTTCGATCCTAAGACGGGTCGGGCCATCTCCTTTTATTGCGGCCAGGAGCAGCAGCAGGGACAGCTCACCGACATCCGGTCCATTTCTTCCGACTCGGTGGTCCACATTTACGAGGCCCAGCGTGCCGGCCAGCTCCGCGGCCTGCCTTTTGTTGCGTGCGTCATCAACGACCTGCACGACTTGGACGACTTGCAAAAGCTCGAGATGGAAAGCTGCAAGCTCGCCTCGAGCGTGGCCCAGGTGATCAAGACCAGCTCCGGTGAGGTGCAGGCAACCAGCCTCCGATCCGGTGTTGCTGGATCCCAGGGCACCGCCCAGAACTACTACGAGAACATCTTCGGCGCCTCGGTCAAGGTTATGAAGACTGGCGACGAGTTCGAGCAGTTCAGCGCTGACCGTCCCAAC